CAGGACGATACGTTCAAGAGTTGGCACTTTACCAGCTATGACAATCCTCTCATCGATCCTAATGAAATTGAAACTGCCAAGAAGAGCATGAGCAGCTTTGCGTTCCGACAGGAATTCATGGCAAGCTTTGAGGCTCAGGGCGGTGAGTTGTTTAAAGAAGAGTGGATTGTGTTTGATGAAGAAGAACCTGATGGGGACTACTTCATTGCCATCGACTTGGCTGGCTTTGTAGATGAGAGCAAGGGCAGCAAGAGCAAGAAGCTTGACGAGAGTGCTATTGCCGTTGTGAAAACAAACAACAATGGTTGGTGGGTGAAAGACATCATTCACGGTAGATGGACTGTTGAAGAAACTGCTCAGAAGATTTTCAACGCTGTCAAGAAATATGAACCATTGGCTGTTGGCATTGAACGAGGAATTGCAAAGCAAGCCGTGATGCTTCCCCTGCAAGACATGATGCGTAGGACAGGAACTTTCTTTCGCATTGATGAGTTGACGCACGGGAACAAGAAGAAGTCAGACCGTATTGTCTGGAGCTTGCAGGGACGGTTTGAGCATGGTCAAATTGTGTTGAACAAAGGATCTTGGAATGAACAGTTTCTTGACCAATTGTTTCAGTTTCCCAACCATCTGGTGCATGACGATTTGATTGACGCACTGAGCTACATCGATCAGTTGAGCAAGCAAAGCTACGTTGCTGAGTTTGAAGAAGACAACTGGGAACCTATGGACTCTTTAGTGGGGTATTAATGAAAGACTCAAGACTTGAACGAGCAGGAGTGAGTGGCTATAACAAGCCCAAGCGTACTCCTTCACATCCGACCAAGAGCCATGTTGTTGTGGCTAAGGAAGGCGATCAAATTAAAACCATCCGATTTGGGCAGCAAGGCGTTGTTGGTAGTCCTGATGGGTCTGCACGAAACAAAGCCTTCAAAGCTCGTCATGCCAAGAATATTGCTAAAGGCAAGATGAGTGCTGCCTATTGGGCTGATAAGGTGAAATGGTAATGGAATGTCCTCTCGCTCTCAGAAGCACTTCTGAAAATATTCGTAACCATGTTAAAACAATCAAGGAACATGGTCTTGGTCCTGTTGACCCACGAGAAAAGAACGATGCTTTTTGGCAAGACAAGGCCAAGAAGTGGGGTGTCTCTGAGGGTGATGCCCGTGGACGTTTGTGTGCCAATTGTGAGCACTACATTGAAACGCCTTCCATCAAGAAGTGTATTGATGAAGGTCCGATGAAAAACTTTAAAACATCAATGGTTCCCAATAAGCCACCTCTTGCTGACATTGAAAGCAAGCCTGTTGCTTGGTGTATTCTGTATGACATCACTTGCTCTCCTTTGAGAACTTGTGATAGCCAAGAACTTGGTGGTCCTGTGTACTCCGACCAAGAGTATGCTGATATGAAAAACGAATTGGAGTAATGATGGAAGAAAACGATAAGCTTGATGGCAAAGGTTTGGTTGGTTGGGTGATGGAGAAAGCCAACAAATGGCGTGATCATTATACTTCCAATCATCAAGATAAGTTTGAAGAGTATTATCGCCTATGGCGTGGGCAGTGGGATGCTGCTGATAAGACTCGTGAGAGCGAACGTAGCCGCATCATTGCCCCTGCTTTGCAGCAAGCTGTAGAAAGCAGCGTTGCTGAAGTGGAAGAGGCCACGTTTGGGCGTGGAAAATGGTTTGACATTAAGGATGACCACCGAGATAAGAACAACAAAGACATTGCTTACATGCGTGAATGTCTGGATGAAGAGTTTAAATTCACCAAAGTACGAAAAGCAGTGGCAGAATGTCTACTCAACTCTGCCATTTACGGCACTGGCTGCGCTGAAATTGTGCTGGATGAGGTGGAAGACCTTGTTCCGTCCACTCAGCCCGTGCTAGATGGGGCTATGATGGCTGTCGGAGTGCAGGTTAAGCCCCGCACTGTGGTGCGTGTGCGTCCTATTTTGCCTCAGAACTTCTTGATTGATCCTGTTGCTACCTCTATTGAGGAGGCTTTGGGTGTTGCAATTGACGAATATGTGCCTATGCATCAAGTTGAGGTTGCAATGGAGAAAGGGATCTATCGTGAATGCGATATTTATGCTCCTGCTCCTGATCAAGACTTAGAACCTGACCAGGATTTGGTAATTTATCAGGACGATAAGATTCGTCTTACCAAATATTATGGTCTTGTCCCTACAGATTTGTTCCGTGCTGCTACGGAAGAAGGCTATATTGAGCCTTCTGACGATGAAGCAGAGGATAAGAAAGAATCTGAGTACATTGAAGCCATTGTGGTTATTGGCAACGAAGGGCTTTTGCTTAAAGTTGAAGCCAATCCCTACATGATGCAAGACCGTCCTCTCCTTGCTTTCCCCTGGGATGTGGTTCCTGGGCGTTTCTGGGGTCGTGGCGTGTGCGAGAAGGGCTACAACAGCCAGAAAGCTTTGGACGCAGAGTTGCGTGCTCGTATCGATGCGCTGGCTTTGACAGTTCATCCCATGATTGCTATGGATGCCACCCGTATGCCCCGTGGCGCACGGCTGGAAGTGCGTCCTGGTAAGACTGTTTTGACCAACGGCAATCCTACTGAGATTTTGCAGCCGTTTAAGTTTGGTAATCTAGACCAGAACACCTTCACTCAAGCAGCAGAGCTTCAGAAGATGGTGCAGATGGCTACTGGAGCCATTGACGCTGCTGGTATTCCTGGTAGCATCAACGGTGAAGCGGCTGCTGGTGCTGTTAGCATGAGCCTTGGAGCCATCATCAAGCGCCACAAGCGCACGTTGATTAACTTCCAAGAGAGTTTCCTGCTGCCTATGATTACCAAGATGGCGTGGCGATACATGCAGTATGATCCTGATAACTTTCCTGCTGCCGACTACAAGTTTGTCCCCTCTTCCTCGCTTGGTGTAATTGCTCGTGAGTATGAAGTGACGCAGCTTGTCCAGCTTTTGCAGACGCTGGGACAGGATAGCCCGATGTATCCCATGTTGGTGGGAGCAGTGATTGATAACATGAGTTTGTCCAATCGTGAGGAACTCAAGGCGCAGCTTCAGCAACTTACGCAACCTAACCCTGAAGCACAGAAAGCACAACAAGAACAGATGCAGCTTCAACTAGCAGCCCTACAGGCACAGGTGAAACTGCTCCAGAGCCAAGCAGCAGAAAGCCAGAGCCGTGCTCAGAAGTTGTCGCTTGAAGCTCAGGCAGTTCCTGCCAAGGTGGAGAATGATAGGCTCCGTGCCATCTCTGCCAACATCAAGCCTGGACAGCAAGACGATATGGAGTTCCAGCGTAGGGCTAAGATTGCTGAACTGGTGCTCAAGGAGCGTGAGATTGCATCCAAGGAAGCCATTGTGGCTAAACAGATGCAAGAACCCACTTGACAAATTAAAACTTTTGTGTTATAATGTAGGTGTCTTACATCCATAAGGAGAAATGTTTGGACCCTAAACTGCAAGAATATTACGAATCTTTACTAAACCTGTTCGCCACTGATGGCTGGAAAAAGTTTCAAGAGGACATGAGAACTAGTTTCGATAACCTCAACAACATCCAAACCATCCACTCGGAAGAAGAGTTTTGGTTAAGAAAGGGACAAATCAATACGCTGTCCTTCATTGTCAATTACGAACATGCAGCTAAGACTGCCTATGAGGAGTTGACCAATGTTGAGAGTGTTTGATTATCTTTGTCCTAATGGGCATCGTACAGAAATGTTCACCTCTGAAGTTTCAGAGACAACTGAATGTATGTGCGGTGCTACGGCTTTAAGACAGATGAGCACCCCAAGGGTATTCTTGGAAGGTGTTACAGGCGATTTCCCAGGGGCTGCTATGAAATGGGATAAGAAACACGCTGAACAACTTAAAGTCGAAAAAAAGCGTAACAGCTCGTAAGAGCCAAAGTTACATTCCTTCCATAATGCTTTTAGCACGGAGAAACAAATATGGCTACATTTATTGACGATACCCCTGAAACTGACGAAGACACTCAGAACATTCAGGAAGCTCAGGAAGCTGAACAACAGCCAACCCCTGAACAAGA